ATTACAGACGTGCTATAGATGTTTGCTCTTTAACAAGAAATGAAAAGTGCAATACACTTGTAGAGTCTGTATTACCCACTTCTGAGTTTTGGAACACTAATAGCGAGGTTGGTTTTCAGAAATTTATTGGGATGTTGTATGCTGATACTCATCATGTTGGTTTCTTTTCTAGAATTAAAGTTGATAACGAATTTGATGCGTTGTTAACGTCATTTCACATACTTGACATACATCGTTTATCTGTTATTAAATTAGTTGCTAATGGTTTTCAAATGACCTTAGATATGTCTAAATTGAAGATATATTCATGGTCTCCTACATCTCAACTCGATTATATCATTTTATTATTTCCCAAACAAACTTTAGGGCAACTTGGACTCACTATCGGCGATGTGTCCACTACAATACCCGATGGAGCTTGCGTCAAAGTTTTCTCTAAGATTGGTAGTGACTTCAAATATGCATTAGGATCAATGACTAAACACGATAAAAATTTTTATGTTAGACACGGATGTTCTACTATTCCTTCGAGTAGTGGATCTCCCTTGCTTGATATAAGCAATAAAATTATAGGTGTTCATTCAAGACGTTCTGATTGTGGAACTTTTAATATAGGTGTTATCCCTCCTGTTTTCAGAAAGCAGTGTGATTCATCTAAGTTCGAAACGTTTACGTCTTTTTATAGAAACAAGCTTGAATCAGTTATGCCAAACGACATAGCTCAAGATTTGTTTTATGAAAAACTAGCTGATGCTGAATACAATTTAAGTCGTTGGGAAGAAGACAACGAAAAAGGTGACTACGTCTTTTACGTTGAAGATGATATAGGACGAATGAAAACATTTCACGGACGCTCATTACCTAGTGAGGTCGTTGAGGATATGTTTAATAGGGAAGATTACCAAGAGAAGTTAGCAGCTGGTACAAGATTTGTAACAAGGTCTGATAGGGATCTTTATTATAGGTCTGTAGCAAAAAGCGGTGCTGTTGGTTCACACGTTAATTCAAAAGTAAAGGGAGGAAAGTATAGACAATTGGAAACAGTTGATTATTGTAAGATTTGTCACACTATTAAGAACCAAGATAGTCTTTGCACATGTGGTAAAGACGGTGATTATGGTTTAAGACAAATTACTGATATTGTTAATAATGAGTTTGACACTATTCCTGATCCATTGGTGAAGGCTATAAATGATATAATTTCTCGCATGATGGATCAAGAAAAGAGGTTGGATGGTGTTGTTAAATTGATGAATTTAACTCCTAGCCTTAAGAAGCAGGCAGTTAAAATTGATCAGGCGGTAGAAGTTCAGTCTGATGTTTACGACACGTTGGCAAAATTGCCTCGTGAAGAACACATTGTTCCGAACACTAACGTTTTTATTCATAAAGGTCAAATTTACAACAAACAACAGCTTTCACTTATCGAAAGAGAGGCCCTTGACACAGAATCACATTATGAAGGTGATACTAAAAATATAATTGGAAATGATGTGATTCCTGAACAACACGTTGGACCAGCTACGAGGATAGCTCGAAAATCTAGCTATGCTTGTTGGCTTATTACTCGTGATATGACGCGAACTGAATGCATTGAATTAATTAGCGACTTGGCAACTGAGAGAGCTAAGCGCAATTCAAATTCCAAGAAACCTCGTAACGAAAAATTTATAAATTGTACTGATGAAGAAATTGAAGAATTTATAATAGAAGCTCAAATCAAGTCTAAGACTTTGCGCCACGAAATAGTTGAGGCAAAGCCAATAGAGAAGAAAAAGAAGAATATTGAAAAGTTTGTTGAGTCCAAACAATGGAATAAGGAAGCTATTCAAAGTC